AAACCTAAGTGGGTTGACGTTAAACAGGTAGTGCCAAAGACCAAGAAGGACGGCAGCCTGTCTAAGGTGGGACTCACCGACGATGAATACCAGAAGGTGCAACAGTCAGGCAACAGAGAACCTTTCATGCGACAGGTACTCAAGCCATTCAACCTTGGCTCAAGACAGCAGATAGGTGAGTACCTGAAGGACTTTGGGTGGAAGCCTTGCAAGCTAACACCAACAGGTCAGCCAATAGTAGATGAAGCAGTATTGTCTACTGTCAAGGACATACCACAGGCAGCGTTGATTGCTGAGTACCTGATGTTACAAAAGCGTGTTGCTCAAGTGCAGTCATGGGTAGATGAAGCTAACCCAGACACCGATAGAGTGCATGGCTATGTTAACACCAACGGTGCTGTTACTGGTCGTATGACACATTCTAAACCAAACTTGGCCCAAGTACCGGCAAGCTACTCACCGTATGGCAAGGAATGCCGACAGTGTTGGGTTGCCAGAGAAGGCTACAAACTTGTAGGGTTTGACGCTAGTGGCCTAGAGCTACGCATGTTGGCCCACTACATGGACGATAAGGAGTACACAAATGAAGTCATTAACGGAGACATCCACACTGCTAACCAACACCTTGCAGGACTTGAATCAAGAGATCAGGCAAAGACTTTCATCTACGCACTTCTCTACGGGGCAGGAGATGAAAAACTTGGAAGCGTGGCTTCAGCAGGCAGATCTGTTGGTAAAACACTTAGAGAACGATTTATGTCTAATCTCACAGCATATTCAGATCTTAAAGAAAACACTGTTAGAGCAGCAGAGCGAGGAACCATTAGAGGCTTAGACGGCAGGCTGTTACATGTTAGATCAGCACACTCTGCACTCAATACTTTACTGCAAAGTGCCGGTGCAATTGTTATGAAGAAAGCAATGTGTTTGCTGGAAGAGTATGCTACAATGTGGAAACTAGACTATTACTTTGTGGGGAACATCCATGACGAAGTACAAGCAGAAGTTAGAGCAGACCACGCAGACAAGTACGGAAGACTTGCAGTCTCCTGCTTGGAAGCAGCAGGAATTGAACTGGGACTCAACTGTAAGCTCACAGGAGAGTACCAAGTTGGAAGTAGTTGGGCAGACACACACTAAGGAGTGTATTAAGTGTGGAGTTGAACTAACTGAGCATAATCAAAATAAATCTTTTATAAAAAACAACATTAAAATATGTAGAGTTTGTTTTAACACTGTACACAATAGTCGTAATGGCCCTAAATCTAACCCAGAAAGAATGTGGGTAAACGGTAAGTACATTTCAAGAAAACATCCCTTGTACAAACCCGGACGCTACAAGTCCTTTGGTGATGCAGCCTTTGAGTCTTTAAGTAACTACAAGACTGCAAAGGAAGGTCAAGTGTACATCCTGTACAGCCCAGCGTACCCTAGCTGGGTTAAGATAGGTATGGCAGTGGACGCAGAGGACAGGCTAAAGCAGTTCCAGACAGGTAGCCCATACAGAGACTATGCGCTAGTCAAAGCCTATGACACTAAGGACAGGCGTAGAGCAGAGAGTGAGATACATGAGTTACTAAGGAAGACATATGGTAGCAAGAATGAGTGGTTTGTAATAGCGGCTCCAGTGGCTAAAGAAATACTAGATGGATACTTTGATGAAAACAACTAACACCCTGATAGATGACATATACAATCTTGTGAAGTTCAAGTCTCCTGATCGCTCAGTAGACGCTGAACAGATCATTGATGACTTTGGTGAAGCATGTAAAGACCTTATGCGTAAAGAGTTTACCCAACGTGGTAGGTTTGATGCACGTAAGCTACGCATGTCCAACATTGGTAAGACCGACAGGTTCCTGTGGAATCACTACAATAATGTAGGGCCGAAGGAAAAGATGCAGCCACATACCCTTGTGAAGTTCATGTACGGTCATCTTATTGAGGAGATGCTGCTACTGTTTGTACGTCTAGCAGGGCACACAGTGACACATGAGCAGGCACAGGCTACTGTCCAAGGTATATCAGGCAGCATGGACTGCAAGATTGATGGCATAGTGACTGACGTTAAGTCTGCCAGCACATACGGATTTAAGAAGTTCAGGGACGCTTCACTTGCCTTTGATGATCCGTTTGGGTACATAGATCAGATCAAGGGATACGCTAGGTCTGAAGGTGAGACACAGGTAGGCTGGCTGGCTATGGACAAAGCTAACGGTCACTTGACTTACCTGAAGTATGACCTAGAGGACAAGCAGGCTCCTGTCTATGAGGTTCTAAAGAAGGACATAGAGGAGCGTATTATCCATGTGAAGGAGATGGTAGAACAGAAGGAACCACCACCCTTGTGCCATGACACAGTGCCTGACGGCAAGTCCGGTAACAAGAAGCTGGCTATGGGCTGCTCTTACTGTCACTTCAAACATGCTTGCTATCCAGACCTTCGTACATTCTTGTACTCTACAGGGCCACGATACTTAACGGAGGTGGTAAATGAGCCTAAAGTCCAAGAGATCACGTAAGCAGAGCATCTACAGGTCAGGCTTAGAGAAACGCTTTGCACAGTCAGCACCTAAAAGACGCTACTTGTACGAGCCATATGATGTACCATACGTGATGCACAGGAAATACAAGCCAGACTTTGTGGACAAGAAGACGGGTGACTACATTGAGACTAAAGGATTCTTTAGGGCAGGAGACACCCAGAAGTACACATCAATACGTGATAGTATTAAACCAATCAAGTTAATCTTTGTCCTGTCAGACCCCAACAAGAAGGTCAGGAAAGGTTCTAAGATTACGATGGGACAGTGGTGCCACAAAGAAGGTTTTGAGTTTTACACAGTTGATGAGTATGTAGATCATGTCACTAACAATGGATGAAGTAATAGAGCGTATCCTTAAACGCTATGACGCTGAAGACTTACTGGAAGCCCTGGACATTAGTTCTGAAGAGCTGCTGGATAGGTTTGAAGATAAATTTATTAACCGTCTACAGGTGTTTGAAGCAGAAGTAGATGAAGATGAAGTAGAGGTAGAACAAGATGAGTATTGATAACGCAACACCAGAAGAGTGGGATAGACTACGTAACAGTAAAGCGAGTATAGCTGAGGCTTGGAACCGTATCTATGATGATGACAACGAACCTAACCACCACCCAAGGTTCTCTGAGGAAGCTATGGCTAAGAGCTACGACCCTGTTGAGAAGCCGGAGCATTACAATACTGGTGGCCTTGAATGTATTGATGCTATCCGTGGGATGCTTACACATGACGAGTACATTGGTTACTTGCGTGGTAATGCCATGAAGTACATGTGGCGCTTTAGATACAAGAAGAAGCCTATTGAAGACCTACGTAAAGCACGTTGGTATGAAGAACGCTTAATGCAGTATATGTTGGAGAACCCTAGTGACAAGTAAGGTAGGCGTACAGGATTACTTAGGTATTCAGATTGATTATGACAGAGAAGAAAACCTTAATGTGTTCTCACTAGAGACACTGAAAGATAGATATTTCTGGGGAGATGAGACACATGCACAAGAAGCCTTCGCCAGAGCGTCCGTCTATGGTGCAACGTATCAAGGACATACTGACTACAATCTTGCACAGCGGCTTTATGACTACGCAAGCAAGGGCTGGTTCGGTTTTAGCACTCCTATTCTTAGTAACGGAGGAACCACTCGCGGCTTACCTATTAGCTGTTTTCTCAATTATGTTCCTGATTCAAGGCGTGGTCTATCTGATCACTATGATGAGAACATATGGCTGGCAAGTGGAGGTGGAGGCTTGGGTGGATATTGGGGTGCTGTTAGAAGTAATGGCGTTTCAACTGCTAACGGTAGTCAGTCTACTGGTAGCATACCTTTCATGCATGTCGTAGACAGTCAAATGCTTGCCTTTAACCAAGGCGTAACACGAAGAGGATCTTATGCAGCGTATATGGACATCAGTCACCCGGAGGTGGAAGAATTTATTGCTATGCGAAAAACTACTGGTGGTGACCTTAATCGTAAGTGTCTCAACCTTCACAATGGAATTACAATCACAGACGAGTTCTTGGCCGCCGTCATGTCTGATGATAGCTGGAGACTCATAGACCCTAAGTCCAAGCAGGCCATCAAGACTGTGTCCGCTAGGGACTTGTGGTGGCAGCTAGTGCATACCAGAGCAGAGACAGGTGAGCCATACATTGTTAACCTAGACCGCTGTAACGAGGCTCTGCCACAGTCACAGAAGGACATGGGCCTGGAGGTACGTCAGAGTAACTTATGCTCTGAGATCACACTGCCAACCAGTGAAGACCGCACAGCAGTGTGCTGCTTGTCCAGTGTTAACCTAGAATACTTTGATGAGTGGAAGGACGATGAACTGTTTATCTTTGACATGATTAACATGCTGGATAACATCATTGAACACTTCATTGACAACGCTATGCTAGACACAGGCATGAACGTGTCAGCAGACAGCATAGAGGAGTTTATGTCTTATGTTAGAGAAGATAAGAAAGGTTTTGCAAAAGCCGCTTACAGTGCATATAGAGAACGTGCGGTTGGTCTTGGAGCGATGGGTTTTCATAGTTACCTTCAACGTAATGGAATCCCTTTTGAAGGAATGTACGCCTCCAGCTTCAACAATAGAGCGTTTAAAACAATCAAAGACAGATCTGAAGTGGCTTCCAGAAGTCTGGCTAGAAACCGTGGGGAGGCTCCTGACATGGTTGGTAGTGGCCGTCGTAATTCCCATCTCCTTGCTATTGCCCCTAATGCTAGT